TGCCTTGATATAATCATTCGAGTTTTTGAAAATCTCCACATCAAGTTTCGACAGCTGCTGCATCTCGCGGTCATAAGAAAGGTTCATAAGGTTAATCTTCTCTGTGTCCGAAAGATTTGTATTCTCCATGATTTCCTTTCGCCGCTGCTGTTCCTCGCGGATAACATCCGTCTCCTGCTGTTCGAGGCTTTTAGCCTTTTCAAGCTCCTTGTACCACGTCTGAATTTTCGCAGCGGATTCTTTAATACCGTTCTGCACCAACGTCTTAGCCAAGTCCTTGTTGCCCTCAATGAGCTTGTCCTTGTAGTCGTTGTAGATACGCAACAATTTAGAGTAGTCTACCTTGCCAGTCTTTGGGTCGATGGCTTGCTCAATCGGGATAGTCACGCTCTCATCGTTCGACTGAAACGCCGTCTGAATCTGCTCGACAATCTCCCGCTGCAAGTCGTCACCAGTACCGCCGTAGATAGATAGCGTCAAGTTTGCTGCAAGCGAGTAGTCATGCGTCTGCTCAAAAATCTTGTCGTAGAAGTCCTTTGCGGCTTTCGACTGCGCGATTTGCTCGGAGAGGGTTTTTAGCTTGGATTCCATGTCTTTCTGCAACTTATTAGTGCGGAAATCCGTCTGAGCATTAAACAACTCCTGCAAAAGCTCTTGATACTTTTTAATCATCCGGCTCTTTGTGTCCTTAGCCAAGATAGCCTGCACCCCAAGACCTTCCCAAAGCTTTCCACCCATCTTGTAGATACGCTTCTTTACTTCGGCAATAGCCTCGTCGTACCAGTCGACCAACTCCTGACGTGTACCATCGAGCGTCTTTACGTCAATTCCAAGCGATGCACCACGGTAGGTCATGATGTCTTGTTCTTGCCCAAGCGCCATGTTTTTCTGCATCGTCTTGTTCAAGTTTTCAACGCCTGCTTGGAAATCCTTCATGAACGCAGAGCGGTTTTTCATTAGGATAATCCACGGATCTTCACCGGAGCCACCGTGACCGTTATCTAACAAGTGAAAATTATAACGTTCTCCAAGCTTTGCCCATTCGTCAGACGCTTTGTTAAGCCATTCAACGAAATCGCTTATCTGCTTGTTTGCGGCGATTGCTGCAACGTTCTCTTGCAGTGCGTATTTCAAGCCTTCACGCTTCATCAGCAATGCAGCGTATTCCTTGTTATTGGTATCACCAAGCAACCTGTCGATATTCTCCTGAATACGCTCTCTTTGGTCTTGCGTTACGGCAAGCGCCATCTCACGCTGCAAAGACGTGTACTGCAATGCAACGCCGTTGAAACGTGCGTCGTTGATTGCGGTTTCAGTATCGGCAAGCTCTTTTTTCTTTTCCGCTTGCTCTTCGTCAAGTCTTGCTTGCTCTGCCGCAATCGTAGCATCGTTGATACCAACCGCTGCAATCTTTTTCTTGTCTTCCTCGATTGATTTTGTCGTAGACGCCCATTTGTCGTAGAGGGCAACTACGTCGGTCGTGTTCTGCAAGTCGCTTTCTGAAATCTTGTATCTTGAAATATAATCAGGGTCAATAATACCCTCCTTTTTGTTAATCATCAATCCTCCAAACGTTCCTTGTACATCCTTCGCCAGCGACGAAAGTCCCAACTGTGTTACACGCTCCTTAGCTGCGTTAGCAGCATCATACTCGGCCTCGGCAAGTTCTTTGACTTTCTTAATCTGCTTGTCGTACTCGGAGTTGGCGTTGATGAGCGCAGTAATCTGCGCTTGTTTTGTTTTTACAACACCTTCGCCGATGTCTTTCAGTTCAAGCTCCAAAGAACACATCTCCTCGTTCTGTTCAACTGAAAGCTCTCCACCGAGTGCTTGCAGTTCTGCGACGCGCTTACGCTTGTTTTCAATCTCCAAGATTTCATCGGAAAGCTGATTAACTTTTGCAAGGCGCGTCTCGTACTCCTTCGAGCCGTATGTCACGTTGTTCTGCATGATTTTTACAGCCTTCAAGCTCTTTTCTGCCGTGTCAAGCTTTCCTGCAATCGCAGCAATAATCTCGTCAGCAGAATTAAGCGAGCGCATATCGTTCTCAGTAAACAACGTCGGGAACTCTGACGTAATAATCGCTTTGATACCCTCAACGACCGCACCCATCGCCTCCGTGTTGACCGTCGGGATGATTTCAAGGTTGGCCCTCAGACGCTCTTTGTTGATAGCCTCAATGACAGCTTCCTTCTTCCAATCTTCCCATTCTTGCTCGGCTGCAACCTCGTCGATAGACATACGGATGGTCAACGGCTCTTCCTCGCTGTAAATATCAACGTACTTCTTAATCTCGTTCATAACCTCATTAAGGTCACGCTCGAAATCGTTCATCGTTACGCCACCCTCAAACGTCTTATTCATGAACGCCGTAGTGATTCGGTTAATCTCGTTGTAGTTAGCAATGATTCGCTTTGTGTACTGATACTCGGATTCATTTCTTCGCTTCTGAGAGATGGCCAACTTTGCGTCTACGCCGATTCTCTGAGATAACATTTTGTATGAATCCAAGTCGGTAGCTTTCAAGTTATCAACGTAAACTCGCATACGCTCCAAGTCGTCAGAAAAATCCTTGTTTACGGTGAGCTTAGACCAAGAACGTGACAGGTCTTTCATATCCTCGGCCAAGTTTTCTCCAAAGATTGCCCAACCCATAATCTCACCCTGATACTCCGTGTTGGCAAGCGCGATACCCATAGCGATTTTTTTCGTAAGGTCGTTGACTTCTTTAAGCTTAGCTATCCACTTATCAACAACCTCGTCAATATTATCCTTGTCAAGTACCGAAACATCAATCTGATACTTCAATCCGAACTTATCAAGAATCTTCAAAATTTGCTGTAACTGCTCGCGCTTGTCCTTAAAGTTGGCCGCTGCAAACTCTTCCTCAGTCTGTGTCGCTGCTTTTGTGGCCACTTTGAGCGTATTGTATGCCGCCTCGATGCGGTCAAGCTCCAACTGCGTTTCTTTGTATCGGTCGTTGACCTTCTTGATGGCTGCTTCGCGGTCGGCGGATGCTTTGTTGTAGTCAGCTATTAGCTCGAAGCCGGCTGTAAGCACGGCAATCGGCCAAAATGTCTTTAGCGCTGTTCCGACTTTTTTCAACGTGTACCACAAACCTACAAATTTTGCTTGAACATTGGCTGCCAAAACCTGCACCTTATTCATGCCCTGAATCTGCGCAAGCTGCTCTCTTGTATAAATTTTCTGAGCAATAAGCGCCTCCGCAAGTGCTCGTTTTTCTTTTGCAAGACGTGCAACTCTGATGCCAGTCGCGGAGTTAATCTTGTTTCGGACAATATACTCCTCCCACTCTGCCTGCGTTAACTCTGTTTCACGAGCAATCGCCAAAACCTGTTCAAGTCGTAGCTTTGTGTATAAGCTAGTCTTTCGAGCTATCTCTGCATTGTGGCGTTTCTGAGCCAAAATGTCGTTGTACGCCTGCTTTGATTGCAGATTGTAAAGAGGCACCAGCCCGTTCATCGCCGCCTTATAAGTCAAGAAACCAATAGTGCTCGTTTGAATAATGCTCGCCAGCGCAGTCCAGTGATTCATCAAGTCAGAAATGGCTTGAATCATCGACTTCATCGCAGAATTTATTTCGGCTGTATTACCGATTTCGTTGTACATAATGCTTGCAGCATCGCCCAGCTTCGCCCACATACCGTAGAGCGTCTGTGACTGCTTTTCCTGCATATTGTAGAACATACCTCCGGCATCGGTCATATCCTTGAATATCTCCTCGACCATTCCAAAAGAAACAAGTCGCTTAGATACTCTATCCATAACCTGCTCGGCAGAAACCGTTCTACCTTCAAGTAGCGTGAACTTCTCTGCAAGTAACTCAACAAGCGGAATACCAGCCTCCGTTGCTTGTCTGATTTCTGAGGCGCGCAAATAACCTGCTGCTTTCACCTGACCATAGAACAGCACAAGTCGTTGCATATCTACACCCAAACCGACAGAAACATCTGCCAGTCGCTTAGTCGTGTCAAATAGTTTATCCGTCTCGATACGATATGCGGCAACCTGCTTGGTGTAAGTCACCAAGTCCATAATCTTCAACGGAGATTTGAGCGCGAATGCTTTGATGTCCGCAAAGAGTGAGTTTGCCTTAGTTTGGTCTTGAATAATCGCACCCAGTGATACGCGCTGTAACTCAAACTGCGCGGTTACTTCGCGGACGTTCTTCAAGAAACCCATCAACGCACCGAAAGAGGCATACACGGCCATACGTCGGATAAGTCTATCGACGTAAGTTTCCTGACGGCGATACTCGTCTGACACTTTCTTTACCGATGCCTCATGCTGCTTGTTTTTTACTTCCGCCGTGCCTGTCAGTTCTTTTACCTTTGCTTGGGCTTTTTCAAGCTCAGTCGAAAGTCGCTTGACTTCTTCTGCAATGCGCAAGAACTTAGCGCTGCCCATGTCGCTGTGCTGCAATCTCTGCTGCTGCACCTGCAACTTAGCGGTAATCGCCGCAACGGTCGTCTCCTGCGCTGCGAGGATTTTTCTGATGCGGTCGTTCTCTGCGCGTTTCTGCTTGATAGCGTCCAGCTCTGCCTTATGCTGCGCCTTGATACGCGCTTGTTCCTGCTGGCGCTGCTTGATTGTCGCCGTGATTTCCTTCTCACGCTGGAGCTGTGCATCTGCCGCAGTCAGCACCATGTCGTTCATCTCCTTCTGTATCTGCTGACGCTGTTTTAGCAAGCTGTTTGCAGCCGAAGAAAGCGTACCATCGGTGTTGAATACGCCACCGCTCTGACGCAGTTTGTTGAACTGAATTTCAATGTCGTTAAGCTGTTCTCTGTACGCCGTGAGCTTGGTAACGTTATCGGTAGTGATAACATCTCCGAGGCCTTTGAAAGCCTTCTGCTGAAAGTCTGCCAAACGTTGATTTGCTTTGTCAAGCTCTTCGGCAAGCCTGCGGATTTCAAGCGCGGTCTTGTTGAACATATCCGAGCCAACCTGCATCGACTGAATGCGCGTGTTGTATATCTGCAACTTCGCCGTGATATTAGCAATTACATCCTCTTCTGCTTTGAGGGCTTGCGCAATCTTGAACGCTTCTTGCGCTTCTTTTGCAGCTGCGGAACGTCTTTCGTGTGCCGCTTGATTTATCGCAGCGCGTTTTCTTGCCTCCGCATCTTCGCGAGCCTTTGCCTCCTTCTCTGCGCTTGCCATGTAAGCATTGTAACGCTCAATCTCAGAAGCGCGCATCTCCGCATTCTGCTTGGCGATGGCGGCTTTCTGCGTGGCAAACTTCTTATCTTCCGCTTGCTGCGTAGCTGCCACCTCGCGCTCTTTCTCAGCCATGTAAGCACTATACCTCGCGTCCTCCGCCGCCTGCATCTCCGCATTCTGCTTGGCGATGGCATTGCGTGTGGCTTGTGCTTTTTTATCTTCCGCTTGCTGCGTTTTCTGAACTTCCTTGTCAGTCTGTGCGAGCCAAGCGTTGTAGCGTTTTAGCTCTGCGTCTGCGGCTTTTTCGGCTGCTTTTACCTCCTCCTCCGCCGCGCGTTTCGCCTCGCCAGCAATCTTTGAGAGCGACTTTCCGTAGGATGCGAGGGCGGTGGTGATTTCATTGTAGCGACCAACAATATCACTTCCTCGAGCCGTTAGCTCGCCTCCTCCATCATACTTTTCAGCATTGGATAGGGATTTCCACTCTTTCTCCAGTTCTTTTAATTTCTCCACCATGCCGCTTATATTCATGGTGTCGAACGCGGACTTAAAGTCTTTGAAAATAGTCGGGTCAAACCCAGCCTTAATCGTTATCGGGTTGTCTCCAAACGTCTTTTCGAGCCGTTTCAGCACAATCTCCGCGTCCTTCTCCGCTTTCCTTGTACCTGTATCAAAGTCAAACCCAATCGGGAACTCCAAACCACTGCTTGTTGCCATACGCAATATTTTTTGTTAGTTCATTACTATTTTTTGTATCTCTTCCGGGGTTGCGTGGCGCACTTCGCTCGTGCTGCTCGCGCCCTTGCTTTCCGCGCCTGCCGCACTCGCCTTGCTTGCCGCGTCAGCCTTCCCCAACTCCGTATTAAACCCAAACCGCTTCAAGATGTTACCCATCTCTTCGTTGCTCTTCGGCTTGTATTCTTCGGGTTTTTTCTTGGGCTTAACCCACTGATAATCGTAGTCGTAATACTGCTTGTCTATCAGCATCATCGCTATCTGATTCTCCGTGTCAAGATACCAATATCTTAGCCACGCCCAAAGATTGTAGTTCCCGTAGAGCTGCTTGATTCTGTCGTTGTCAGAATCAAACTCGAACATGGCGCTTACTTCTTCGCCTCCTCCTTTTTCGGCAAAGCGTCCTCGTCCAACATACTTTCCGCACTCTCCTTTCTCTTTTGCCAGTTTTTGACGCTTTCCCCAACCACGCTCATAGATTGCACGAGTAGACTGCTTGTAATCTGACAATCGGCTAAAAAAAAAGCTATCTGCTTATCTCCGCTTGTACCTGCCGCGTTAATCGCCATGATTTCCTCGTCACTGCGGTACATAAGCCAATGCCATGCAATCCAGTACACAAGCGGGACAACCGCCCATAAGCCGAGAATGTAATACGCAGCTGTTTTGGCGTGCAAAGTGTAGAGTTTGCTGTTTACTCTCTTCGCCTCTTTGAGCGAGATACCTTGCTTATTTTTCTGCTGCCACCAGTACAACTCCGCGTTAAGCTCGTTGATTTTTCGGCGGGCAAACTTTCTAATCTGTTTTACTTTGTAGACCTTGCCACCCACAGCAACCGTCTGCGGGTTTGCTGTCTGTATTTTATTCTCTGCCTCAAACATCTGCCTACCAGCCTCAAACAACTTTGCTTGCTCGCGGGCTTCTGTGTCTTGCTGCGACTGTGATTGCTTGTTCGTTTCCATGCTCATCTTTTTCTCGTTGTTGTGTAATAAAAAGGGCAGCGGTGAAAATCACCACCGCCCTCAAATAACCAATGATGCGTTGCTTAGTTTACGCCGTCTCTCCCTCGGTTTCGTACTTCGGACTGCCGTTGATAATCATGCCAGTCTTGAGGCTCTTGGTGTCTACATACTCTGCCGTAGCCGAGATGTGGATGCGCCACAGCTTGCTGTCGAGGTTAAAGTTACCGATAATCTTTGCCTTCGGGAACAAAAGCATCTTGTTAGATTCATCGTTCACAACGGCAATCGGCCGAGTGATAACCGGGAGTTCGGTGCCAAAGCCGATAACGCTCGTAATGTTCTCGATTGTTTCGGTCTTTCCGGCCTCGAATTTGATTTCTTTGCCCTTCAAGAACGTCTCAATCATTTTGTTGCTCGTAGATGCGATGTCGCAAGAGAAAGCAAGTGTGCCAGTCGACGGGTTGATTACGATAACGTCGCCTTGCTCGTCCTTGATGCTGTCAAGTGAGGGTTCATCGCCGTCCCAAGAGGTAGAATCCTCGACAATCTGACCGAGAGACGTACCTGCTGCCGTGACTGTTGCAAGCGTCGCAGAATCATAGCTGCTCACCTCGTCAAAGAGTACAATGTCGGCTTGACCGTTAAAGACTTCGGTCACAGCCGCGTTTGTAATTGCTGCCATAGTATTAGGTTTTTAGAGTTAATTATTGATTTGTGCGCCACGTTACGTTAAGTACCGTTGTGGCATAACCAGTCGTAGTGCTGACCGTTGTGGGGGTAATCGGTGTGGGTGTTAGCTCAAAGTAGTAATGCAAGCCGTTGTAATCTACCGATTTGCAATGCACCAACGTCTCAACCTGCTTTACCAACTGCTGTATTCTGTATTCTTTTGCAGTGATTGTGTTGTCGTTGCTTGCCTTGCAAAAAACAGATAGAGCCAAGTTCCCAGTAAACAAGCCAAGCGGTTTTGTGCGCGACTGTGTCTGTCCGTTGTAATAGCACGAGATAAAATCATCAGCCAAGCCAACATTGGGGCGCTCGTAGTTCGCGTAGACTTTAAGCACGCTGCTCGTAGTCTCCGATGTCTGAACAACGACTTTATCTTTGAGCAACGACTGCAACGCTTTGTCTGCTTGTATGTCTGATATGTTTGGCATAACTTTCGCTTGTTTTTAGCTTGCTTCTTGTGACTATTCGTAACTGAAACCGATAGGAAACGGAGATTGGATTCT